TGCCCAAACGTGCTCTCAGCACAAATCTTGATTGTGTGGTTCTGGCCACTTCCAATGTGGTGCCCACAATGGCTGAATTTTGCAGTCGTAATCCAGCAGGCAGAGTGCCTGCAATCAAAGCCACAGCATCCACTGATGTGATGGGTAAATTAATGGCTGTGATGGTTCTTTCAGCAATGGTGCCTAAAGAATACCCAGTTGGCTGTGTCCACAAGTTGCTCATATGTTGTATTTATGGAAAAATTAGATAGCACCAAAGTCATGCACAGCAGCACTGGGACCTGCAATAGTACCCATGTCCACAGGATTGACTGAAAAGAATAAATCCAAAAGATTTGTTATGTTATCTTGATTGCTGGCATCCAGATTGATGTCACCCAAATCAAACCCAATAAATGAATCTCTATCGTCTAGATTCAACCCATACACCAAAGACTGCACATTAGCAGCTTGTATTGTGTTCACTCCCACTATGTTGTTGTTGGCTCCTGTGAGTGTGGCTCCCAATGTGGGATTGGATTCATTGCTTAAAAATGATGCTATCTCCAGTGTGGGAAACGCTCCACCTGTCAGTATCTGAGCCACTGCTGCGCCATTGCCAAACACCTGCAGTGTGTTGCCATTCACCAGTGTGGCCACAGGGCCTGTGTTGCCCACTATGCCAAGACTGATGATGCCTGATGCTGCAATGGTGATTTTGTCATTGTTGGCAGTCAGTGTGATGTTGCTGCCTGATTCTAAACTTTTTAACTGTAATTCTGCACCTACTTTTTGATAGAACACGCCTTTCACAGTGCTGCTGTCTGGCAGTCTATTGATTACGCTGGTGTTTTCAGGATCTCTTGCATTCAATTCAGCAAAATTATTATTGACTTTGATAAACGCTTCGCGTAAATCATCACCTGTGCCGTCATTGGCAATTGTTCCTATGTTTATGGTGCTTATGGGCATAACTGTATTTATCTGTGTTAGGTTGTTCTGCGAATTTTAGTTCTGGGAAACGCTGCCCCAGCAGTGGGTTTTTGTCTGTTGTTGATTTTTGGAAATGTGTTGCCACTGATCTTGCGTTCTATTCTATAAAACAAATAAAGATTTGGTGCGCCTTGCAAATCCTGTCCATCTGTGGGACCACCATTGCTGCCAGTTAACTGTGCAGTTTTTGCAATGCCTGTGATGTATGCCTTGGCTTGAGTTTGATTCATGGTGGGATAGGTTTCCAATGCACACGCCAACACTCCACACACCTGTGGACTGGCCATTGATGTGCCACTGAATTTTCCGATATAAAAACTGGCATTTCTTGGATCATTAACTCCAGATGTCAATGCACTCATAATAGAAGTGCCTGGTGCAAACAGATCCACTCCTGCACCACAATCACTGAATGTAACTTTCTGTTCAGTAGAAGTGGTGTCCACAGCACCCACACAGATAGCAGGCAAATTATGTGTGCCCACAGTGGTGTTGTCATTGGCAGTGGGACTTGTGCCTCTCATATAATAATAAGGTTGCGCCACGCTAGCTGGATACCTAGTGGCCATTTCAAAAGTATTGTTCCAATCCAACCCTCCTGGTGTTTCGTGTTTCCAACGGCCATTGCCTGCTGCGCCTGTCATAATAATACCTTCAGCATAGGCGTCTTCCAAGTCGTCATCCAATGCAGAGACTCTCACAGGAATACGTTGGCTGGCAATAAATCCCCAAGCATTCAATTCTTGAGTGGTAAATGTGCCACCTGTGCTTTTGGCACTGTTGATGCCTGTTTGCAGATCTATTCTGCTTGGCACTGCTTCGTAAAACGTCCACTCACTGATCATTGTGGGGCTGCCCACAGTGCCTGATATGGTGGATGTGCCTTCCTGTCTCACTCTGTATGTTCTGTTTGGTGAAATACCTTCCACACCATAGTAAATTCTTTGCACACTGTTGTCTTTAGCACACCACATAATTTTGGGCAGAGCAGGATTGGTCACACTGACTCCACTGTACACCACTGACCCATTGGTGAAAGTGACATAACAATTGGTACCCACAAATATTTGATTGTAGGTCACACCCAAATATGAAATATTGAAAGGCAAAGACAAAGTCCAATAACCATCATCGTTGTTGCCCACAGTGGGAGTGGTGGACGCAGTCAAACTGGCAGCACCCAATAAACTGCTGCCTATGCTGGTCACTGTGGCTGAAGTGGTGCCCGCAGTGATATTGATATCCGCCAGCATATCAAAAGACCTTGTGGGATTGTTTTGTGGTTGAGTCAAAGATGTCAAATAATTTATGGTGTAGTTGCCAGCAGTGCTCAAGGTTACAGTGTCATCCACAGTGGCTGTCACAGTGCCGCCTTCCACAGAACTGAAAGGACCGTTGGTGACATCATACACAGTGGCACTACTGCTGTTTAGAATCTGTATTCTCACACTGAGAGTGGTCACCCCAGACTGTGATCCAGCAGCCAATTGGCTTCTCACTCTCATGGTGACATTGTTGGCAGTGGTGTTCACAGTGACCACATATTCTGCAGCGGGTTGAGTGGTGTCTTGAATCACAACACTTGAATTGGAAGTCTGTGTCCAGCTGGCAGGTTTTGAGGTCACTGTGCCTTGCACCACAGCCACAGTGCCTGTGGTGGTGATTCTGTTGCCACCCAGTTCCAAATTAGGTAGACTGGCCAGCAGAGTGGATGTGGTGCAAACTCCACTGACACCTAGAAAAGTGGTTGCACCACTAGGTGTAAAACGTGTGCCTCTGTATGTGACTGCTGTGATATCATTGAATGACCATTCTCCAGGAAATATACTCATCCCCCAACTGTTGTTGACTATGGTGGGATTTTTTCTGCCTGTGGCAACATTCACTGATTTGGTGCTGTGAAACTGTCTCACATAATCTATCACATAAGGAAAAGTAAGATCAAAGGCTCCAGCAAAATAATAAATGTTATAAATGTTGGCACTTCTAGCCCAACCCTGAGTGTTGCCTGCCACTGTGCCAGCCACGTGTGAGGAATGATCTTCTTGACCATAGGAATAATTGCCGACTGATGTGCCTTGAACTGCAGGATTGTGTTGAAACCAATTGTATTGAATATATCTGCTGCCTCCAGTGCCATCTGCATTTACTGCATATTCTGGATGACCCACCACCAGTCCATCGTCATCACAAATAACCACATCCACATTTCTACCAGATTGTGACAGCTGTATGGTGCCTGTTTGTGTGGTAGTGCCATTGCTGCCCCAACCCGCACGCTGTGTGCCTTCGGTACATCTCAACAAAGCAAAATTTTTCATTGTGGAACCAGTGCTGCTGGATTTGTTCCAATTGTCACTGGTTTGTGAAATATTATTGAGACCTGCTTGGATTCCCAATTCATTTGGATGCAACGTGACTGATTTTACTCTAGGATCCTTTTTTAATTCTGCAGCTTCCCAATCACACAGTTTGTACACAGTGTTTCTGCTGGAAGGCCTACGGTCCTCACACTGCACATCACGCAGTATTTCAGTGTTGGGTGGAGCTATGCCTGCAGTTTCTAAATCTGCATACACAGCATTCAGATCATTGTGATCATACACAGTGACAATGTATTTTTTTGTGGTGACGTAGTCTAGAACATTTGACATAATGTATTATGCCTCTATTTTAATCAAAGTCAAAGTCACAGTAACCGCTGCCGAGCTACCACTCTTGTTGGTCACTCTGCAAGGTATGGTGGTGGTGGGTGATGTTTCATTGTTGAATCCCATCACAGCTGGTGACATCAGTATGGTCTGTCCACCTGTGGTGATCACTTCAGCAATCACTCCTGCTCCTGGATCTGGATCCACTGCTTCTAATCTGCTGGCATCTGCTGTTCTGCTGGTGCCATCTGTGTACAATCTTACCCAAGCTGCCACTGATGTTTGAATTTTGTACAGCACATATCCTTTGAATCCTGTGATGTTGAGATCTGCTGAAGCTAAACTGGCCAAACTGCCAGTGGTGCCTACGGCTGTGGTTCTTGTTTCTAATCCTGAGCCTGCATTGGAGAATGTGATGGTATCAGTCACAGAGTCAGTGGTGATGGTGATGCCACTGCCCACTAAAGTCAATGTGTCGCTGGTGCTGTCTGCCAACACTGGCGATTGACCTGCCACTGCAATGCTCACAAATGAATTGCTTTGACCAGCATTGATGGTGATGCTGTCTGTGCCACTGTCTGTGGTGATGGTCACATTAGCGCCAGCTACCAAAGTAAGTGTGTCTGTGCTGGTGTCTGCTGCCACTGATGTTTGTCCTGCCACTGCCACAGTGGTGAACACGTTTTGAGTCACATTGGGCGCGGTGTTGGTGATGGTAATAGTGTCTGTGCCTGCATCAGCAGTCATACTGATGCCTGTGCTGGCAATGAAAGTCAGTGTGTCGTTCAATTGATCTGGGGCGATATTGATGCCAGATCCTGACACAGTGATGGTACCAAATGCGTTCAATGGCACAGCACTGTTGATCCAGTTGGCACCATCATATTTTAAAACTTGTCCAGATGACACTGAAGTGATAACCACATCAGTGAGATCATCCAATACCACTGCTCCGCCTCCAGGTCCACCTGATTGCGTTACCCAACTGAGCACTCCTGCACCGTTGGTTTTGAGCACTTGGTTGTTGGAACCACCCAAAATGCTGATGTTAGACACATCCACTTGTATGGGGCCTACCACTTTGCCAGTCACTGCATTGATCATCTGTGTGCTGTCGTTGGCAAACACAGACCCTTGCACATTGCCTGTGACATCACCTGTGACATTGCCTGTGACATCACCAGTGACATTGCCTGTTAAATTTCCAGTGACGTTGCCTGTTAAGTTTCCAGTGACAGCTCCTGTGTGAACTCCTGCTGTGTTACCAGTGACGTTGCCTGTTAAGTTTCCAGTGACAGCTCCTGTGTGAACTCCTGCAGTATTACCAGTGACATTACCAGTCAAATCTCCTGTGACGTTGCCAGTGAGTGCTCCGTATATGTTGGTGAAATGCCCTTGAGACCAGCGGTTGCCCACTGCACCCAAGTCACGTGTGTTGTCCACGTCACTGATGATGTCTGCTGCCACTGCGGCATAACTTAATAAACTCTGTCCTGCGCTGTTGCGTATGTCACCATTCACTGGCAGTGTGAGAATACCTGTGCTGCCAAATGCCCAAGTTTTGTTGCCCAATCCTGTGCTGCTGGTGCGTATTTCAGCAGTGACATTGATGGGTGCTGTGATTCTTCTGGTGGCCACGGTGTCGAATGTGACATCGTCAGTGGTGTTTAGTTGTTGATCATAATTGCCCAGTGTTATAAAACTCACATTGCCTGTGCCATCAGTGCTCAACACCTGTCCTGCTGTGCCACCTGTGATGGTGATGTTGGTGATGTTGCCTAGATTGGTGGCAGCGGTCACTGTGAGATTTTGAGTGGCGAGATTGGTGAACGTGCCAGTGGTGGTGGTGATGGATTGTGCAGTGATGCCGGACACTCCTGTGATGTTGGAGCCAGTCATCAATAGATTATCACCTATGGGCAACTCTTTGATCTTGTTGCTGTCTGTGGTGTCTACTATGAGTGGTATTCTATTTGCCATAATTTTTTTTCTTTTGTATATTTACCGTTATTTTATTGTCTATAATAATTGTTCTATCACAATAAGATTATTGTTCCACGGAGATGATCCTGATCCTGTTAATATTTGAATTCTATAGGCTACTCCCAAAGAATCTATTTTTATCAGTATATCTACTTTATTGCCTATGTTGTTCAGAACAGTATTAGGGAAATTAATAAACGATGTTGTAAGAGCCGTGGTACCGAAAGCTGTACCTGCCGAACCGCTATTAACAACCATGTTATAATGTGCGGTTAAACTGCTGGTGGCTCGTATCTGGACATAACAGCCGCTGGAATCTGTAATTCTAACACCAATAACTCCAAATGTAACTTCATCAGATTCATCTGCCAACGATGATACTTTCTGATATGCAGTTGCCTGAACAGTAGTATCTGGAAATGTTAATGCACCAGTTTCGTCAAATTTCCAAAGTTTCACAGTTCCAGCATCACCTGAATCAGATTGTGCTTGTATTACCACCTTGGCAAGATTGTCTCCACCAGCTCTGCTAACACCCACGGCCGCATACTGACCTGCCGCATCAGGATTCACAGTCCACGACAGTGCCGCAGATCCACTTGTGCCTTGCCCTTGAACGCTGAATGCCTTTCCACTGTCTGCTATAATTCTAGGAAACTGAATATTGTTGCCGCTGTAATTAATAGATACATTATTAGGGAACACAGTATCACCACCTTCACTGAATCTCCATCTGCGCAGAGTGGAGTCACTCAAGTTGATGTCAATGTTGACAGCACCTTCACTTTGTATGTCGCTGCTGTATGTGACTTCTTTAGTGGCAGCGTTGTATTGCAGCACTCCGCTGGTGCCACCAGCATTTCTAATTGGTGCCACTGTGAATGTGTTGGCTGTGGTTTGTTGTAGGGCTGTGCCTGAGGCATTGATGATGATTGAGTTGTTGCCCTGATTTAATTCACCAGCATAGTAACCAATGGCCACTGACTCTGTGCCTTGTGCGGTACCACCAGCCAAGTAACCAATGGCCACTGCACGATTGCCCTGTGAGGTAGCACCAGTATCTGTGCCAACGGCCACTGCGTGAAGACCTTGTGAGGTTCGACCAGCATCAGCACCCACGGCCACTGCGGCATTGCCTTGTGAAGTTTGTCCAGCCAAATAACCAATGGCTACTGCAACTTCACCCTGTGAGGTTTGCCCAGCACCTTGACCAAATGCCACTGACTCGTTTGTTGTGTCTTTTATTACTGCACCGTTGGGTAAGGTTAATATGCCAGTTGAACTAAGACTCACTGTACTAGCACCGTTGACCAATCTATCGCCATCTCCAGATGCCCAACTTAATGTGGTACCATTGGTAGTTAAGAATTTGCCAGTGTGCGTAGTTTGAGCTGGGATTTGTACATCGTCTCCAGTTAGAGCATACAACTCATCAAAATTATCGTTGATTTTTCCAAACGCTGTGCGTAAAGGATCACCATTGCCCTTGTTTGCAGATGTGCCTATGTTCACTGTCTTTTTGGCCATGTTTATCTACCTATCGCAATCTCAATCACACCCACCTGATCTGAATCATAATGCTCCAGCGATTTACCAATCACTGTGCCTATTTTAATTTCACCTTCAGCTGCACATGCCACACCTGGCATTGCACTGGCCACCAGCATGTCACCTTTGTTAATCTTTCCTATCACTTTGCATGGCACACGACCCTGCAGTGCCACTGCCACTGTGTTCGCTTCATTCAATGCATCATTCATCAAAAATGCTGGTGCTGTGGTCACCACACCTGCTATCTTGTTGGTGTTGGCTTCCATCGCGATGGTCACTTCTTTGTCACCGCCAAACTGCAGCACAGTGCCCGAATCATATTCCTGGTCTGCCAAATATTTCTCTGCCAAGTCAGCGTACAATGCGTTGGTGGCTGTGCCGTGGAATGTGGTGGCAAATATGGTGGCATATCTGGCTGAAGCGTTACCAATGGTATAAGCGTTGTCGGTGTCTGGATACATACCTGGAGTTATGCTGGTGGAATCATCTGCGTCTCCAGCAAATATGAATGGCACATCTCCTGCCAACACAATGCTGATTTTGCCTGCACCTGCAAATGTGCCACCACCAGTGCCAAATGCAATACCTGTGCCGCCTGATTCAACCACATCGCTCTCAATAAATTTTGTGAACAAGTGAGGAGTGGCTATGCCTCTGCCTTCATTGACTGGTAATGATTGCAGTGTGTCCGCAGTGGGTGAGTTACTCACTGTGCTGCCACCAAATTCAAATTTTCTACCTGTGAATGTGAGTGTGGTGCCTGCCACAGTGCTGCCCTGTGCTGTGAGGAAGTCCACATTGCCTCTGGTGGTGAATATGCTGGTGTTGGTACCAGTGTTGCTGTCAAGCAATTTGAATCCATCCACTTTCAACTGAGCCACATCCACAATGCCTGTGGCATCTGATTTCACAATGCTGTTGACTTCACCTGTGGTGCTCACATTGGTGATGCTGTATGTGCCTGCGCCAGTTTTGATCAAAGCCTCACCTGGATCTGATACAGCTGATAAAATTGTTACAAAATCTCCGTCTTCTAATCCCAATCCATTGCTGACCACATCTGCATAGCTGACGATGGTGGGAGCACCTGAACCTACTGTGTTCTTACCAAAAGTTTGATACTGTGTGAGATTGGGCAAATCTGCCAGATCCACTGCACCTGCGGCCAATGTGACCCAACCGTTGGTCACTGTGAAATCGCCCGAGTCAAAGCTGGCCAATCCAAGATCTGCCTGACTGATGCCTGTGGCATT